GCAGGATACGCCACGGGAATATCGCGGCCGGAACCGGCATGAATGCGTGCTCAATATTGCAGCAAACGTTCCCACGAACGTCCCGCCAGCCAGCGCCAATGCTTGATCCATGTGGCGGACTCTTAATCCGTTGGTCGTAGGTTCGAATCCTACAGGGCCCACCAATCAAATCAATCACTTGCGGCGTCTTTACTGGTTGCCCGCACAGTGGTTGATTCCCGCGAAATTCCCGCGGCGGGAATACCGGCCAGCTTCTTGCGTGATGCATGTGGCGCCGCTCGCTGCCAGATTGCCGGCGCGCCGAGTTTGCGGCGTCCGCATGATTGGCCCGGTAGTGCGTCGCAGGTCATGCATGCCACGAGCTTCCACTGCGGAGTCATAGTGCCTTCCTTCGGGCCACGCCAGAGCGTTCATAAACCTTCGCCGTAGTCGTCGGCGATGCGTGCAGGTTCGGCAATGCGCCGGTCTGCTCCTGGTGCTGCGTCGTGTAGTGGGCGCGCAGGTCGTGGAAGGTGAAGCGCCGCTCGATCACCTTCTTGGCTATGGCCTCGCGCATCAGCTTGCCCCACATCGCGGCGAACCCGGATGACGTGTACGGGTTGCCCTGGCGGTTCGGGAATACGGTGCCCACCTTGCCATCCTTTGCGATGGCCTGAAGCCTTCCTCGTAGCTCCAGCAGGGCCGGGCTCACGGTGATGCGCTCCACCTTCTCCACGCCCTTGCGCTGCTTCGCCCGACGCAGGCGCACCTCGTCCGTGCCGAACTGAGGCCAGCCGAGCTTCAGGAACTCGATCTGCCGACTTCCGACCAGCGCTGCGAACTCTGCCGCCATGGTCACGATGCGCCACTGCCCGCCCTTCTGCTCGGCGTAGGCCACCAAGGCGTCGATGTCCTCACGCTGCGGCGCCGCGGTGCGCGAGCGTTCCTTGTTGCGCTTGACCTGTCCGCCGCGGCATGGGTTCGCCGTTGCCTCGCCGCGGTCGATTGCCAGTGCGATCAGGTTGCCGAGCAGGGCGACTTCTCGGTTCGCCCGGATGGGCGCATCTTTGCGCTCGGTGCGCAGGTAGCGGGCGACATCCGGCGCCATGATGGACGAGGCGTGGACGGAGCCGAACACCGCCAGCAGAGGGCCACTGTAGTCCTCGTAGTCGGCTTGGGTGCGCTCCTTCAGGGCGGCCCATTCCGGCGATGCCTTGTAGTGCTCCCACAGTCGCGAGATGGTGCCGCTGTCGTCGGCTTGGCCGTTCATCTCCAGCACCTTGCGCATCGCCTCGGCGCGATCCGTCCCGAGGTTGATAGGCTTCTTGCCGACTGGGTGGTACCGGTAGGTGCAGGTAACCCCATCGGCCCACGGCCGGGCTTCCATGCGCGGCAGCAGGCCGGCAGAACTGGCGCGGTCTTTTGGTCTGTTCATGCTGCTTTCGTCCATCGTGGTCCGTTGGCCGGACGTCCATTCTGCTGCTGGCCGCGGCGCTCCCAGTCGGTGCGCGCCACGAGGGGTCGGCCGTTCGGTTTGCGCTGCACGGCCACCTTCAGCACGTCACGCAGGTAGCGCACCTGCGCCGCGCTCTGCTTCAGGCCGGCGCAGATGTCATCGATTTCGCTGTCTGTGAGGTACGGCAACACGAGCAACCTCGGCTATGAGCTACGTTGGGCTGGAACCTCGACTAGAGGCGTCAGTTGGCTGGCTGATGCTCAGGTCTGATGAACATCATCTTTGGGGTCTGAAGGGGCGGCAGAGAGAGCAGCTTCGCCGATGCAGATGCCGTGGGCGGCCTCGATGGATCGTGCGATTGCATGAACGAACGTGAGCCCATCCTCCTCCCACGAGTAGCTGCGGCGGACCTTCCGCCATGCATCCTCGATTCGCTCCTCCGACAGCGGCACCACCTTGTGTGCTGGTGGGGCTGGAGGGGTGGCAAATAGGGGGCGAACAGCGATCCCCTCTGGCTTGCTCTGCCAGAAGTCCCACGGCTCGTGAACGCCTTGCCACGCCACCGGCTCCCCGGCTGGGATGGGGGTGGAGGCTCGCAGCCTGTCGATTTCTCGATCACGCCATGCAAGTTGCGCAGCGATGTCGGACTTGCGGTGCAGGCCCTCGGCCGTCATGCGATCGATGTGGCGCAGGTGGTACTCCCCGAGCGCCATGTGATCCTGCTCGGGGTACGCTTCGCGCTCTGCGCTGTCAGTCATGAGGGATCCTTTGCTGATTCGGTTGCGCTGCGTGGCAGGCTTCTGACGCTCCAGCCGGCGGTCTGGCATCGTGTGCCTCGCGATCACGGTTGATGTGGGCGATGAGGCTACGGACGCCTCTGCACTGTCGATTCGTGCCGCGCTCCACCCACAGGCCAGTCCCGGGCCAGAAGTCAAAGCGGCCAGCGACGATCAGATGCGCGCCACCGTTCTTGGTCGCGAACTCGATACCGGCGGTAAATAGCGCTTGCGCCGACGTCTCGCGGTTCGCTGACCGCTTCGCCGCTTTCACCTTGCGCCATTCGGCGAACATCTCGCCCATGTCGCTCATGTCTGCTCCTTTCGGTCATCAGGTCGCGCTTCGTGGATGGGCTGCTCCTTCGACATGGCGGCATCGATGGCTGCGCGCACAGAGGGATGCCAATCGCCGGGCTCGACGAAGGCGCCGACAGTGACCGGCTCTGCATAGCCGGCGCCATCTCCCTGCGGGATCGGCTGAAAGCCTTCGAATGACACGGCGAAGTGGCCGTCATCGTCATATACGAGATTCGGTGTCCAGCCTTCAGCGGCTTTACGCTCGATCCAGTCGATGCGAGCCGTGTCTGCAGGCTCCGGCTGTTTCACCCCATGAGCTGAGAGAGCGGCACGCCAAACATCACGACCCCACGCAAGCAGGTGCTGCCGGTCGCTGCCGACGACGAGGTTCAGGTGGTACGGCGCCATGAGCAGCGTGAGGTGCCAGTCGCTGCCGGGCGTTTTGTCGCCGACCGCTCCTTCCACTACAGGGGGTGACTGGGGGGATGATGCGGACTCCACCAAGTAGTTGATGCCGGCCACGATCTTGTCGTGGAACAGGTCAGCATCGACCGTGGGCGCGTTGTAGCCGCCGACGCCGAGCCAGCAGGCGAGCTTGCGCAGCACCATCTCGGCCGGCGTCTCGTCCTGCGCGTAGTTCATGAAGTAGCCCGGCCGCTTCGGGTTCTGCATCGGATCGATCCGCGATGCCTCCCTCGCATGCATCCGAGCATCGGGCTTGCTGGCAAGCGCTGCACGCACTGCTTCTTGTGCGTAGGCCGTCGCGTAGGCCAGCGTCTCGGCGGCGCTGTACCCGCTGTTTTCGAGAACAACCCCCGTGTACGAGCAACGCGGACACGACGGATGACGGTCAAGCGGAAGGTCCGTCGGCTCTGTGTAATGGCACCTCGCGCACAAGAATGAGCGGCCCAACGGCGGCAGCGGTGGCAATGCGGTGTTCGTCATGCGGGTTCTCCAAGTCCTATTGGGGTATCAGCGGACGCCCCACCACTTATGCGCCTGCGTGGTCAACTCCCACGGCTGGCCGGCGCGGTTCAGGCGCTTGACGGCTTCGATGGTTTGGGCCACGTTGTGAGATCCGCCAGCCCACAGCGGCATCAGGTAGTAGTTCCAGAACCTCGAGCCCGTGTAGAAGGCGCGCAGCTCGTCGTCGCTCTGGCCGGTGTAGACGACCTTCAACTCCTGGCCGAAGGTCTGCACCAGTTCGTCAGGCTTGCACTTCGGCGAGACGGTGAGCCAGTCCCAAGGGTTCGTCACCCAGCGCGTCCCGCTGGTCTGGATGTTCACCAGCAGCCCGCGCCGGCCGAGTTCGGCGATCAGCCGCGCCAACGCTTCCGGCTGGTCGAGCGGTTCGCCACCAGTGATGCAGACCCATCCGCGCGCCCCTACCTCATCGGCCGCCTCGTTCGCCAGCCGCTCAGGGTCGGCCACTTCGCGATATCGCCAGTCCGTGTCGCACAGGTTGCTCTGCGTCGGGTGCAGCGGGCATTGCGTGACAGCGCACCCGGCGAACCGGATGAAGCGCATCAACTTCCCGGATAGGTGCCCCTCACCTTGGATGCTGGTGAACGTCTCGGCGATCTTCATGCGAGCAGCCCACAAAGCAGCATCAAGGCTTCGGCCATATTCCTTGACCGAAAGTCGCTGTGATGGATGAGCCACGGGCTAAGCGGCTTGTCGCTGGCGTCTATGACAACGACCGGCTTCGATAGGACATGCTTTGCATAAAAGACCTCCATCGATGTGCCGACAGATGGCTTGTCGAAGAACACCAAGACTGCATCGCTTGCCTTGATGTCTTCGATGTCGCCGGCCACAATTTCGGCCGCAATACCATCTTCCAACTCTCTCCCGCGATAGTCGCGCCGCATGGGGTCAAGGCATTGCCACGGCCACAGGCGCTTGGCGTACTCACGCCAGTTCGTTGCGTCCGCGTCCGTTCGGCCGTTGATGGGGCCACAGAGGTAAAGAGTCTTCACGCGATCTCCAGTTGAATCGGTCGCTCGACCCAGAGCGATGGGGGGTTGGTGGCATCGATGGGACGTGCCTTGCACTCGGCGCATCCCGTATCGCGCTTGAAGTTCTGAGCTGTGTTTGTGCTATCGGCTGAGGCGAGCGGCCAAGGACCATCGGACTGCCCGAGCATGCGCAGCCCATGCACCCACGGAAGCTGCGCGCCGAACGCCTGAACCAGTGCGTTGAAGGCTTCGTCCATCCGCCCGCACCATGCCGGCGTGCCGATCTGCCAATACTTCCCAGCCGAGCCGAAGCAAACTCGTCCCCATTCATCGCACAGTTCGATGAGGTAGCTGATGGGCAGTCCGAGGTGCCACACGGGGATGCCGAACTCCCGGCGGAACGGCCAGGTCGCCACCATCTCGCGCTGCTCTTCCACGGTGCCGTCGATCACGTCAGGCACGACGCCCCAATGTGGATGCGCCAGCACTGGCTCGATCCACTTGTAGAAGCCGTCACGGTCAAACGGAATGCCGCGCGTCTTGGCTGAAAAGGCGCCGTTGTCCAGCATCACCGATTGCCCGATGCGCAACACCGTGCGCAGGTCGTTCGGCGCTGCGAAGCTCACGCAGAAGCAACGCCCAGCCATGCGCTCCAGTTGGGCGCGTGGCGTGATTGGCGTTCCGTGGTAGTGGAGCACTACGTTCTTTCCTTGTGCCTGATGACCCCATCAACCGGCGCAAAGCCTCTCTGCCTCCGCCCCATGCGAAATTCCACCTGACCGCCTTTCACCGATATGACGGTGTACGCAGGCCATTCTGGGTAGTCCTTCACCCGGATGCGGTCTCCGGGCTTGATGTCGCTAGCAGGACCGAGAGGCTTCTGGGGCTGGGAGATGGAGCCAAGGCGCCAGTCGTTCATGCTGTGGCCTCCGTCACGCCGCGTTCTGCGGCCCATGCCTGGATGAAGTCGATTAACTCGGCGCATTCCGCCTTGGTCAGCGTGGACGTGCGTTGATACAGAACCTCGAACCCGTGTCCATCGACGGCCGGCGCCATCAGTGCTTGCTGCTTGCGGGTTCGCATCCATGCCGCCGTGAGGAGGCGCTTCCAATCTTCGATATCCCAGCGCTTGCCGGCCCACTCAACGCGGTCGGCGATCTCGCCCAGCAGCGCATGAAGGAGGGCGTTCTGTTCTCCGTTGCGCGTTGGCGGAGCCACGGAAACCACGAACGAATCAGGTGCCTCTGCGACGTACTGGAGCGCGCGGCGACGGGCTTCCGGGTGGTTGCCGAGGATGAATGTGCGCTTGCTCATACGTGCAACGACCAGAAGAACAGCCACCAGAACAGCGTGGCGCAGACGAAACCAATCCAGTACGCGGTAGACAGCTTCATGTGGCGCCCTTCTCTTTTGCGCAGGCAAGGAGAGCGCGGCCAAGTTCTGCGGCGTAGTCAGGCGACATGGAAATCTCAATGCGGCCGAACCACTCTTCGTTCTTCTCGCCGTTCGTGCGAAGGCAGACGAACTCGGGGCCATCGGGCCAATCGCAAACCTCAAGGTAGACGCCGTCTTCGCCCTGCCAGACGCGGCGGATGATCTCTGTGGGCTTAATGCTCATGCGTCCTCCATCAGCTTGCGAACGGTCGCGTTGATGGCGTCGATCTCCGTCCACTTCTTCGCCTTCCAGTTCAAACGCGATCCGTGCCAGCCGTACCGCTCGTTGCGATGGCAGACCGGGCACAGCGGCATGGAGGCGAACCAAAGCCCCTGCTCAGGCTCGTGGACCTCTACGCCTTCTGCACCGCACACGATGCAGTCCATCTGCCTCAGGCGTTCGATGTGTCGCCGCTCGGCGGCCGTCGGCGCAGGTTTATTCTTCGATTGCACTACGCCACCTCCACGTATCGGCCAATGCCAGCCTTCGAGAAATCACCCTTGAAATGAGGCGAGACGTGGAACCGGTGATCCGGCGGGCACCCCGGCAGCTTCTGCACCTTGACGTGCGGCGGGATGATCGGCTCGGCGTTCTTCCACGCCTCCTGCGGCTTCTTGCTGATGGTGACCGAGGCGGAGACGGTCATCGGCGCCTGACGGTGCCTCTTCGATACCTTCGGCTCGGCCTTTGGCTTCGGCTTGGGTCCAGGCTTCTTGCGCGGCTGCTTCGGCTTCGATGCCCAGTACGTGCGCGCTCTGCGGTTGCGTGCCTCCCGCTCTCTCTCCGCACGATCCGCAGTGAGCTTCGCCATGTAGGCATCGAACGCCGCACGGCATGCCTCCGCGCGCTCATAGCCGGCGAAGAAGCGAGAGTCTTTGAACTTGCCGAGGACGAACACATGGCCCGCCAGGCGCAACAACCGGATCGCGGCCGATACCCTGATGCCATCCAGGCCGGTGGCGCGCTGGATGTCGGTATGCAACAGGCCAATGTCGCTGGTGTCGTCCTGCAGGACGGCAAGCACCATCGGGCATGTCTTCGGAGGGCGGCCGGTCTTCATGCCTTTTGCGCCTCCGGTTTTGAGGCTTTGATCGTGGAGCGCAGCTTCGACTCGGCAGCCAGCAGGTGCCAGCAGTACACGCGCTCGTCGTTGTCGAGGAACGTGTCGGGCGCGTACCAGATCCGCACTGCGTCCACGTCGCGCTCGGCCCTGTGGCAGTCCACGAGGTGGAGCGCGATTTCCTCGATGGCGGCCCGGCGCTCGTCGCTCAGTCCCTTGCCGGCGCCCTCGGTTGGCTTGATGATGCCGACCGCTTGAAGCTGCTTCTTCGTCTTCTCGGCTTCGATGGAGGCTTTGAGCGTCTGGGCAAGCATGCTGTCGCTTTGCTCGGCGAACTCCTTGCGCAACTCGGCGACGTACTTGGAGTCGTCCCAGCGGCCGGAGAAGATGTCACCAGCGAATCCGAGGTAGCTCGCGCACTTCACCAGCGCATCCGTTACTGACTTCTTGGGAGCGTCCTCGTCCACCAGCATGGAGCCCTTGCTGGTCTTGTAGACGGCCTTCGTCTGGCCGATCTGCTCCAACTCACCGCGCTTGCCGCCCTGCTCGTACCACAGGCGCACGACGGCAACGTGGAGCACATCGTCATCCGTCAGCCGTTCCATGCGTTCGTTGAGGATGGTGAAGCCCCAGCCGATGCCGCAGGGTCCGAACTCCTCCGTCAGCCGCTCAACGATGTAGTACGGCTTCGGGCTGTTGCCGCTGTACTGCTTGCCGGTGATCGGCTTGACTTGCTTGGGATCGGTCTTGGAGACGCGATTCCAGAGTGCCTTGTTGTCGCTCATGAGCGCGTGCCTCAGAAGAAGATTTCGTTGGTCTCGTCGTAGGCGAGAAACGGATGGACGACCTCGAAACGAGGGTCGCAAATGGCCGCGTACAGCACGGCTTGAAAGAGGTTGATGCGGTCCCGCTTCTCCAGAAGGTTCAGGGCCTTCGCTGTCGCGGTGGCGGACAGGAACCGACGATGGAACTCTTCGCTGCAAGTTGCGATCACGTTGTCATCACCCTTCGTGAAACTGTTGAACTTCTCGTGAGGGTTGCGGTAGTCGTCATCGACAGGAATCGCGGAGCCGCCGACCTCCCAACCATCAGCCATCAGCGACTTGGCGAAGGCGTCATAGGAGGCATGCGGTACCAGCACGAGCCAGTCTTGGTCAGTGTTCGTCGGCGCCGGGCTGCACGTTACGCGACTGCCCACGGCATTGATCTGCTTGTGGAGCGTGCCAATGGGCGGGGGGCTGCCAGAAGGTCGAATAGAGGCGTCAGTTGCTTGCCCGCGCACTGCGGCCGGAGTGCTCATATCCATGTGCGAACCTTTGAGCTAGTGAATGAAACGAGTGCGCGCCATAGGCTCCAGCGGCGATAGCCGAAGATGGCGTGTCCTGCGTACAGGTCGCGCTGCTGGCGCTGCGTGTAGTGGGCCCAGGGGTTTTGTAAAAACGGCGGCCTCATGCAAGTGCTCCAGCAATGCACAGCAGCACGAAGGCGCAGGCGGCCACGAAGTCATCAACGGTCAGCGGGCTCATGCGTGCTCCTTCAATGCCGGAAGCGTTCCCCAAAGTGCCCAGTTGGTGCAGACAGCGGCCGGCGGGTGGTATGTGTCAGTCGCCGGAGCGGCGCGAACCGTCCCGGAGCAGCCGCGCACCTTGGTCAGCCGCTTGGCCTTCGCCAGCGCGAGTTCGACGGAGCCGGCTTCGACCTCATGACGCTCCGTGCCGATGAGTGGGCTCGGGTAGATCAGGGTCACGACATAGGTCTTCATGTCTTGCTCCCTTCAGCGTGTTCGAGATCTGAGAGGTAGAAGCCGCCACGCTTGCCGCCATCAGCTATGGCAAGCAGCAAATCGGCACGGCCGTTGTGGTTTAGTGCGACTACCACCAGATCGGTCCATCCGTGCGCCTCGTGCTTCTTGCTGCGCACGCGGTCACCGACCTTGAACATGGGCGACGGGCTGCCAGACCCTTGACTGGAGGCGGCGCGCAACTTCTCGTTCTCGATGCGCAGCCGGTCGTTGTCCGCCAGCAGTTCACGGCACTTCGCAGACAGCCAAAGCGCCTCATCGCGAGCCGCTGACCGTGCGCTGTCGAATGCCTCGTTGATCTTGAGAGCGGTGCTGTTGATGCGCCACACTTCGCTACTGCCGAGTGCGCCTTGGTTGGGCCTGTCGTCCATCACGACCCCTTCTGGCTCAGAACCAGCTTGATGCACATGAGCCGTGCCAGCCGGCGCGTGGCCGGGCAGACGGTGTTGATGCGGTGCGCATGAATCCGCAGGGCGCTCTCGAACACGGCGCGGCTCACAGGTCATCTCCTACTGCATGACGGTGGTAGGCGGCGTGCGCTTTCGCGATGCGGGCCACCATCTCGGCAGCCCGAAGCTGCACGTCTTCTCCGCGCATCGCATCGCGCAGGAGCCGCACGAATTCGCTTGCCCGCTCGTCATCGCCGAACAGGTCATCGCACAGCACGGAGCCCAGCGTGGAGTCGTAGCCGTAGTCCGGCGTGCGGATCACGGCAGAGGCGTCTCCCGCTTCGACTGCAGCGAAGAACTCCGCCAGCAGCTCGTCGTAGGCATCGGCGGCCAGGGCGGCTCGCCGGGCTGCTGCGTCATCGATGGCGCGCATTGCGCGGAGACTGATGCGCAGGTTTTCGATGGCCGCACTCATTTGCGCACCTCGATGTCCGGCACGATGGACAGCGGCTTGAAGACGACCCGGTACTGGTACGGGCTGACGGCAGACGGCTCCACCTGCTCGACGAAGAACGTCACGTTGTCCGACAGGCCGAGGAAGTGCTTCTTGTAGCTGCCGGGGCCTGTCTTGCAGGTGACGGATATCTCGCGCGCCTTGTCGAAGTTCCCAAGTGAGCACAGCCCCTGAATCGTCAGCATGTACTCGCCAGTGATTCCGTTGTAGAAGACGATCCGCCGCGCAACTTCGAACTGGTCTGCCGCCTTTGACAGATTCGTCGATGCCACGTCAGCGTCACTGCTGCATGCGGCAACAACGCCAGCAGCAGCAATCGCTGCAACGGTGGTCAGCAGAGTTGCCGCGCTCATTCCGCCATCCCCTTGCACGCCACTCCGGTGTTCGCCGGGTCCAGCGTGATGGCGTGCTCGATGTGAGCCTCGAGGAACTTTTGCGCCTCGGCCTGCGTCGCGAACGATGCGCAGGTGATCGGCTTGCCGGCGTACTTCGCCAGCGGGTCTGCAGCGCAGGCGGTGAGCGCCAGCGCGGCTGCTGCAATGAACCTGTGTTTCATCTCTGCTCCCATCTCCGCTGTGCGGTGTGTCGATGAGAGAGACTATGCCTTAAAGCATATCTACGGTCAAGCGTAAAAGCATATTTTTTGTCTGGGGCATGAAAAAGCCCGCTCGTGGCGGGCTTTGTGTGTTGGTGCCGGTTTGGCCTAGTCGGCCTCTAGGCCGTGAATTCGTGCGCGCAACTTGTCCTCAAGCGCTCCGACGGCGCCGCGGGTGAATGTTGGGCTTCGATCTGCTTCGCCGCACAGATGGGCCTCGTACTGTCGCTGGGCATAGATCGCGACATAGGCCACACCGATGATCTTCTTGGCCTTGATGCCGGCAAGCAACTCTGTGACGCACTTCTCAGTGTCTTCAGACCCGCGCGACGGAACCAAGGTAAACGGACGCCTCATGACAACTTCCCTTTCTTGCCGACGCTCCCCGCCGGCTGATGGACCACAGGATTCAACAACTCATGGCCGGCCCTCTCTCGTAGCCGCTTCTCGATTTCACGGATTTCGCCTGCACGCCGCTCCATCTGTGCCACATAGTTGGCGCGATCAGTCGGGAGGATTGCTTTGTAGGCGATGAGCATCCGCTCGAGCAGAGCGTCACGCTCACCTGGTTCGGCGCTCGCCTTTGGCGGCTCGCTGTCATCCGACCAGTCCGGCTCCTGGCCCTCGTTGAGCTCAAGCCAAGCGGCTGGTACGCGAAGCACATGAGACAGCCTCGCCATGGCAGTGGTCTTGCTGATCTTGCCGTTCTCGATCTTCGAGATGTCGGATTGCTTCAGGCCGGCGCGTTCGGCGAGGTGAGCCTGCGACAGCTTGCGCATGCGGCGGGCAAGCCGAAGGCGTTGAGCGAGCGTTTCTAAGGGTCTTGGCACGCCCGGATTTAATCCCGCTTGCATATTCCTGAAAGACTGGCAAAATAGTCGTGAAGGAATACGACAGCCATGGAAGCCAAGGATCTCATCGCGGCCCTCATCGATAGGGGGATGACGCAGCAGCAGATTGCCGAAGAGACCGGCATCCCGCAGCCGACGTTGAGCAAGGTTCTCCGCGGTGGCGTGAAGGATGTCATGTCGCGCAACTATCGGAAGCTGGAAGCCCTGCATGACAGGGAGATCGCTTCCGGCGCGACCGCAAAGGCTTGAGCCATGCATCACAGCAGTTTCCTTTCTGAAGCTGCCCGCAGCAACTCTTCGGATGCTCGCGCACTGTCACCAGCCATCCGCACCAGCAAGCGCACCAGGAACCTCTGGAGCGCTGCTCGTGCTGGATCCATTGTCTCCTCCCTGGCCGCTCCTGCGGCCTTTGCGCCCGGCTCCTCGTGTGAGGGGTCGGGCGTCTTTTCTGCAGTACCCATCCGCTGCCGGTCTGAGGGGGCCGGCGTCTCGCCCGCATAGGGCAAACAACAAGAAGGGCGCTTCTGGCGCTTGGAGGGATTCGTCATGGGCTCAATCGTGGACGCCAACAACGCGAAAGGACAGGAAAGGTCAGGAAAGGATTCGCAAGCACAGGGCGAAATGCCTTGGCTCTGCGAGGTCAAGGGGCCGCAGGCGGCGGCAATGGATTTCATCTCCCGCGCATCGTGGGAGGGGACCTTGCGGTTCGCCGTGCAGGGTGCCTCGATGGATGACTACGAGGTAGCGGACGTTCTTCACGTCTCGCACGGAACGATGTCAAAGATTCTCAAGGGGACAGCGGGCTTGTGGGGTGCCAAGCTCGTGAAATTCATGCGGACGACGGAATCGCTCGCTCCGCTGCAGTGGCTGGCCGACCAGATGGGGTGCGACATCGTTCGCCGCGCCCCGCTCGAGACGGAAGTGGAGCGGTTGCGGCGGGAGAACGCCGAGTTGCGTGCCAGGCACGACAGGCGTGCGTAAGGAGGCGCCATGCCCTGGCTCTTCTCTCAATCCAAGCTAGACCGCTGCACCTCCGAGCGCGGCCTCCGCCGAATGCTAATGGCAGCGGAGCGCCATGTCGCCCAAGCCACCACCATCGGCTGGCCTGCGCTGGCGCAATCCTGGAAACGGGACGCGGAGCGGATCAAGGCGCGGATGGCGCAGTTCAAGGAGACCGCGTGACCAAAATCGTCCCGAAGAACTGGCGGGACTTCCAGCACTACAAGGACCGGAACCCGCCGTGGATCCGGCTCCATCGTGGGTTGTTGGACAACAAGGACTTCCAGCGACTTCCGGTCGCAAGCAGGGCTCTGGCCCCCATGCTCTGGCTCATTGCCAGTGAATCGGTTGATGGCGTCATCAATGCGGACCCGGACGATTTGGCGTTTCGCCTGCGCACCACAGAGAAGGAAATCTCTGTAGCACTGCGCCCCCTGCTGGAAAAAGGCTTCTTCTTGCCGGTGCAAGACGCCAGCACGCCGCTAGCAGGGCGCTTGCAGTCTGCTGTACCAGAGACAGAGGCAGAGACAGAGACATCTCAGAGACCAGAGGCATTGACAGAGGCAGAGGCAGAGACAGGTTTCGGCCCGCCTGCTGTCGCAGGCAAGCCGCGCCGGGCGGAGGCGCCTAGTGCTGCGACATGGGACTCCTACGCCAAGGCCTATGCGAGTCGCTACGGCGCGGAGCCGGTTCGGAACAAGACCGTCAACGCTCAGTTGGCCCAAGTCGTCGGGAAGCTGGGCGCCGAGGAGGCGCCATTCGTGGCGGCCTTCTACGTCGGGCACCAGGGGAGCTTCTACGTCCGGGCGATGCATGCGGTCGGGCCGCTGTTGCGCGATGCCGAGAAGTTGCGCACGGAGTGGTTCACGAACCGTCAAGTCACGATGGCCGGCGCCATCCAGGCCGACCGCACACAGACGAACTTCAACGCCTTTGCGCCGCTGTTGGCGAAGGCTCAAGCCGAGGAAGACCATGCCCAGCACTGAACTCATCAAGGCCGTTGCCGTGACCGCAGAACTGTGCGGCCGGGTGTTCTCGCCGGAAGCTGCGGCAGTTTTCGTCAACGACCTGTCGGTGTATCCCGAGCAGGCCGTCATTGCTGCGCTGGCCCGCTGCCGCAAAGAGGTGCGCGGCGTGCTGACCATCGCCGATGTCGTCTCACGAATCGACGACGGCAGGCCCGGCGTGGAGGAGGCGTTTGCGATGCTTCCGAAGACCGAGGCCGACTCGGTTGTCTGGACGGCCGAGATGTCGCAGGCGTTCGGGACGTGCGTTTCGCTGCTGGACGCTGGCGACACGGTGGCGGCGCGCATGGCCTTCAAGGAGACATACACGCGGCTGGTGAGCCAGGCTCGAGACAAGGGTGAGCCGGTCAAGTGGTACCCGTCTCTCGGCCACGACCCGCGCACGCGCGATGCCGTTCTGTCGGAGGCTGTGAGCAAAGGCCGCCTGTCGCTGGCGCATGCGCAAGTGCTGTCGCCGATGCTTCCGCCGCCCAACGCGGCCATGCTCGCTGTCGTAGGCAAGGCGACGAAGCCACTTCTGCCGACGCCGGAGGCCGCATGAAACGCTACAGCGAAGTCCTGCGCGAGCTGCGCCAACGGATGTCGGAGCCGTCGAAGCCGAGCCCCGAGCGGGTGGAGGAACTGAAGGCCATCCGAGACCGCATCCGTGCTCGCATTGCGAAGCCGGAGCCGAAGAAGGAGCCCGCATGACCCGCGACGAAGCCAGATCTGTCGCCGCCGAGTTGGGTGCGGACCCTGTCCCAGCCTATCGCATCGCACACCGTCTCGGGATGCCGGTCGAGACCGTCTATCAGGCGCTCGTGCGCCTCAACGATGCCCGCCTTGCGTGCCCGCGCATCTTGCGTGATGGCAGGGTGCTTGGGTGGTCGCAGGCGCCGGGACTGGCCGCATGACACGGGAGCACACCATGGACGGCCATGAGGTCTTGACGATGCCGCGCCAGCGCAAACCAGAGCCGTGGCCTTGTGCTGGATGCGGCGAGCCGTCGCACTACGGGTACAAGGGTTGGTGGTACTGCACCACCTGCTGGCAAGCGCGATTCGTGGCGATGCAGCTATATGCCGAGTCGCAAGCCGAATGACCAAAGTGGAGCACACCATGAACTGGCCCAACCGTCGCCAAGACCCCAACCTGTACAGCCCTGACGCAAACCAGGGCAGGGGGCCTATCCCAGTCCCCCGTGAAGATACCGTAGACGCCGAGCGCGGTGCTCAGGCGCTGGTGCTTGATGTGGTGTTCGCGATCTGCATTGCGCTGATCCTGTGGGTTGTGTTCTCAGCGACGGAGAACTGATGCTTGCTCTATTTGGATTCTTCATGGCGTGGGCCTACAGCGCTCCATGGTGGGTGTGGCTGATTGGCTTCCTGTGTCTGCTGCTGGAAGCGGGCGCGCGGGAGTGAAATATGCGCGAAGAACGGATGCGAATCACGCGGCAATCCGCGATGGCCTGCGAGGTCTCGGGTATGTGGTACTCGACCTATCTGGAGCGGGTGACGGCATTCCTGACTTGGCCGTCGCTGTGGCACCAGGCATGCCGCACTTTCTGGAGTTGAAAGACGGAGCCAAGCCACTCAGCGCTCAAAAGCTCACAGCAGCACAAGAGCGCTGGCACTCCATGGCGTGGATGGTGACGAGCAAGGTGCGCAGCTTGGAAGAGGCAGTAGCCGCATTGAAGTGGGCGAAGGAGAAAGTTAGTGAGCGCTTCTAAAGTAGAGGCCAAGAAGCGGCCGAAGACGGGCGGACGGCAGAAGGGTACGCCGAACCGATTCACGGGCGAACTCAAGGAGCTGATTCTTGGGGCGCTCGAGGAGGCTGGAGGCATGGCGTACCTAGCCGAGAAGGCAGAGACACATCCTGGCCCATTCCTGGCGCTGGTGGGCAAGGTCTTGCCGCTTCAGGTGCAGGGCGACCCGGACAACCCGCTGCTGACGGGGATCACGGTGACGTTCAAATGAGCGAGCAGACTGATATCGCCGCTGACCAGCACTTCGAGTCGCTTGAGTTCTACCAACTGATGCAGGCGTACAGGAATGCGCCTGGGCATGAGCCAGCGGCGGTAATTGCAGCATTCGAGGCCGTCAAGGCGTTCTGTGAGGCGCGCGTCCTCCCTGAGCACTCATGGCATGCCTTCATCATGGCGTCGCCAGTTGAACGCTGAGTTCCCATCCAAGCTGCGCTTCCTCTTCGAGCCCAAGCGCTACAAGGTAGCACGGGGCGGCAGAGGCTCGGGTAAGTCATGGGGCTTTGCTCGGGCGCTGCTGGTGCTGGGCGCCAAGTCCAAGCTGCGCATCATCTGCTCGCGCGAAGTGCAGAAGTCAATCAAGGACAGCGTACACAAGCTGCTTGAAGACCAGATCGGCGCGCTCGGGCTCACGTCGTTCTACGACATCTTCACGACCGAGATCCGGGGCAAGAACGGCACGGAGTTCCTGTTCGCCGGCCTGAGCGACCAGACGATTGACTCTATCAAGTCATTCGAGGGCGCAGATGTGTGCTGGGTGGAAGAGGCGCAGACGGTATCCGAGCGCTCCTGGAAGATCCTCACACCGACCATTCGCAAGCCAGGCTCTGAGATCTGGGTGACGTTCAACCCCGACTTGGACGACGACCCGACCTATGACCGCTTCGTCACGCACCAGCCTGACGACTGCGTAAGCGTCGAGATGAACTACATGGACAACCCATGGTTCAACGAGACGCTCGAGAAGGAGAGGGCGGGCGATGAGCGGCGCTACTCCAAGGACGAATACGAGAACGTCTGGCTAGGCAAGTGCAAGGCGGCCGTTACTGGCGCCATCTTCGCCAACGAGATCCGCGACGCCATCGAGGCTGGGCGCGTGTGCAACGTGCCGTATGACCCGAGGCTAAAGGTCCATGTGGTGCTGGACCTGGGCTGGAACGACAAGATGGCGGTAATCCTGGCCCAGCGGCATTTGTCCGAGGTGCGGATACCCGAGTATCTGGAGTTTGACCACGTAACCCTGGACTGGTTATCGGCCGAGCTGAGAAACCGCCATTACAACTGGGGTCGCATGTTCCTGCCGCACGACGGGGCACATGGCGACTACAAAACCGGCCAATCCGCCATGCAGATTATGAGAAACCTGCGGTGGGACGTGGCCCAAACTCCGAATCAGCCTGTTGAAACAGGTATCAAGCAGGCACGAATGCTATTTCCGAGGGTATACTTCGACAAAACCAAGGCGGCTTTACTGGTTTCACGTCTGAAACGGTATAAGCGGAATGTCCCGACCACCACCGATGAGCCATCGGCCCCAGTCCACGACATTAACAGCCACGGCGCTGACGATTTCCGGTATCTCTCGCTCGTTGTTCCGCAGATGAGCAACGAAGACCAGAAGCCAATCGTTTACCCCAAGGGTGGGGTCATCTAGGAGCGCCACATGAGTATCGAACTCAACCGTCGAGTTAAGGACCTGGAGGCCCAGTTGGCCGAGGTCAACCGGCAGATCGCTGAAATCCGCGCTGTGCAGAAAGCGAGAGCGGAATTGGTCTTGGCCGAGACGTTCAAGCAGGCAGAGTGGACCGAGATAGCGACAGAGAAGCGTAAACCTGGACGACCGCGCAAAGATGAGCGACGCACTACTTGTCAAAGCGATTGAGCAATACGAGTCCGTCGCCGAGACGCATGGAGAGCTGTCGAAGGAGCGTACCCAGGCGCTGGACTACTACCTCGGCAACCCGCTCGGGAACGAGGTAGACGGCAGATCCCAGGTCATCAGCCGCGATGTCTGGGATACCGTGGAGTGGATCAAGCCGCAACTCGCGGATATCTTCTGCGGCGGTGATGAGGTGGTGCTGTTCACGCCTCGTGGCCCTGAGGACATGGCTGCTGCCGAGCAGGAATCCGAGTTCGTCAACTACATCATTACCCAGAAGAACAATTGGTTCGAAACGTGGTACTGCTGGAGCCATGACGCGCTGTTGCAGAAGGTTGGCTACGTTAAAGCCTACTGGGATGATGCAGAGGACATCACCAAAGAGAAGTACAAGGGCCTGACCGAAGACGAGGCTGTCCTGCTGTTCCAGGATGAGGGGGTTGAGCCTATCTCGGCAGAGCGCTCAGAGGCCGGTTGGGACATCGAGGTACAGCGTACCCACAGTTACGGGTGTGTGCGGCTGGTCAACGTGGCGCCTGAAAATGTCTACGTTGACCCCAACGCGCGGAACCTGAACCTGCAAGATCCGAGCTGCAACTTCTCGGAGCACAGGGAACAGAAGACCATCAGCCAGCTACGGCTCGAGGGCTTCGATGTAGAGGACACGCTGTCCGACAGTGGCAGCACCAGCAACGTCTGGGAAGAAGAGCGCCGGCAGGATGCGTCCACGCTGCGAAGCGATGGAAGCGAGAACACAGACCCGAGCATGCGCAAGGTCTGGGTGCGGGAGTGCTGGATCCGCTATGACGAGGACGGCGACGGCAAGGCAGAGTTGCGCCACGTCATCATCGTTGGCACGACGATCCTGCTGAACGAGGAGGCGGACCACTCGCTACTCGTGGCCCTGTGCCCGACGCCCCTGCCGCACCAGCATACCGGCCTGAGCCTGGCCGATGCGGTCAAGGACTTGCAACTCATCAAGACCGCGCTTCTGCGTGGATCGCTGGATAACGTCTACCTGGCGAACAACGGGCGCCATGCGGTTGATGAGTCGCTTGTCAACCTCGATGACATGCTTGTCAGCCGGCCGGGCGGCTTGGTGCGGACCAAGGGCGACCCGCGTATGGCGATCATGCCGCTGACGCACTCCACGACCGGCGATGTGGCCGTGCCGATGATGGAGTACGTAGACCGCGTGGCCTCCAAGCGCACTGGGGTGAGCGAGGCACAGCAGGGTCTGGACCCGAACGCGCTCAACAACAACGCCGGAGCGCACGCCAACTCGGCCATGCTGACCGCTGCGATGCAGCGCATCAAGTTCATCGCGCGCATCTTTGCCGAGACGGGCGTGAAGTGCCTGTTTCAGCTTGTCCATGCCCTGACGCTGAAGCACTCGCGTAAGGCTGAGATGATCCGCCTGCGCAATCAGTGGGTGCCGGTCGATCCGCGCCAGTGGAAGAAGCGCGCAGACATGCAGATCAGCGTCGGCCTGGGTGCTGGCGACAAGATGCAGCAAATTGTCTTCCTCGAAGGCGTGCTCCAGAAGCAGATTCTGGCCCTGCAAGCCGGCCTGACCAGCCCGCCCAAGGTCTATAACGCCCTGAAGCGGCTGACCCAGGCTGGCGGATTCAAGGATCCCAACGAGTTCTGGGACGACCCGTCCACCAAGCCGCCGATGCCGCCCGCTCCTAACCCGGAAGTGGTCAAGGAGCAGATGAAGGGCCAAGTGGCGGTCCAGGTCGAGCAGATGAAGGGCCAAGTCTCGCTCCAGCAGGAGCAGCAGCGGGCTCAACTCAAGCTGCAGGAACTGCGCGCAACGCTCGAGCTGCAGGCCGCCAACGACGCCCGCGACGCCGAGCGCGAGCAGATCAAGGCCCAGTACGAGGCGCAACTCGAGGCCCAGCGTCTGGAAATCGACAAGTGGAAGACGCAGGTTCAGGCACAGGTCACGCAGTACACGACCGACGCCAACAACGAAACCAAGATCCAGATTGCCGAGATGCAGGCTCGCGTGCAGGTCCACTCGCAGGACCAGCAGGCCGAGGCGCAGGACAAGCAGTCGGCCATTCAGGCGCAAGAGGCCGACAAGGGCCGCATGCACGAAGAAAAGATGGCCGACAAGGGCAACGAGCACGCCAAGGAGCAGGCCAAGGAGCAGGCAAAAGCCCAACCCAAGCAGGCAGACAGCAGCAAGGACATTGCGGCACTTGAGAAGACCGTTCAAGAGGTCATCAAGGGCCAGAAGCAGTTGGAAGAGACGATGCGCAAGCCCAAGAAGATCCTCCGCGACAAGGATGGTCGGGTCATTGGCGCGGCAATTGAGGACTAATGCATGACCGAAACGCCGGCAGAGGTGAATGCGAAGTTGGTGATCAGTGGCACTTTCGAGTGCCGAGACGCCACAGGCAACCTCATCAAGACCATTGAACTGAAGACGGAGGTTCCGTTGAGCCAGGAGCAAATGAATGACGATCAGCGTAGCGAATGAGTGCAAGGCCGCCGGCCTGAACGGCATCACCGCACTCCTGAACTCTGGGCAATTCCGCCTGCTTACCGCAGCGGATGCCGAACTGGCGAACCTCACGTTCTCAGCGACTGCGTTCGGTGCTGCGACCACGGCTAGCCCGGCTGTTGCCACGTCCAACACCATCAGTGCGGACACGTCTGTGACGGCTGGGACCATCGCGAAGTTCGAGCTTCGCACTTCGGGGGGTGCCACCCGCATCACCGGCAGCGTTGGCGTTGGTACTGGCGATCTACAGGTCTCGGATGCTGTGATTCCGGGTACGGCAACCTCTGTTAGCTGCCCTGGCGGCCTGACGATCTCGCTCCAAATCACGTAATGACGGCATTCCGCCTGACCAAGGCTATTCGCCTCTCGGTGCAGGCGGTAGCGGCCATTACTGGAGACTTGGCGCAGGACACTGGACCGGGGGCCGCAACGGCGTTCACGCTCAGTGGCCCGACGACAGGCGTGAATGGCGTTGCAACCACATTCACGGTGACGCCGAACGGTGCGCTGTCGTCGTCGGTGGTGGTCACGCCGGCCGCGACCAATGCCGGATCTGTGTCGCCGACCTCGCTCACCTTCTCTGCTGGCTCTACGGCTGCGCAGACGTTCACTGTGACGAGGGCGAGCGATGGGGCGTCATCAGTCAGCATCACCAACAACGGTGGGTTGTCCAACCTTGGGACGCCGATCACGTTCACGACCGTTGCCGGCGGGACGTTGGCCTCTTTCGAGCTCACGACAACCAACGCTGGCACTGGCACATATCCCTTCTACCTCTGCCATCCGTTCGGCAAGGGTGAGGTGCCGAACTCGATCACATGCAGCAACCTTGTTGATTACCGCGCGGTCGTGCTGCGCACCTGGAACGACGGCAGCGCCAAGCATGTCCTGATTGTTGGGAGGGCCACGCTGACGCAGAACACACCGGTAACGGTGTTCATGGCTGCCGGCACGCCGCCGTCTTCTGGCACGAACCTCGCCCAGACCGACATCCCGACTGGCACCTACAGCATCGGCGTTAGTGGCGCCACGCTGACCTTCAACCCGCGCACGGACACGCCGTACTACTCCAAGCAGACCCCGGTGATGAGCGAGTTCTGGTTTCGCCAGATCGACGCCACCACCAAGCAGATGGGCTGCATGGGCGTGCGTGTCTACATCGACGGCCGCGTGCAGTGCAAGCCGTTCATCGCCAACGGGCGGCTGGACAACGGCTCGGGGGCCAAGGACACCACGATCGCCGAGCGCGTCTTCGTGCCGACCTTCGTGGTCAACGGCACGACGGTGTTCAACAACGGCGGGGTCAACGCCACGTTGCGGGTCGGCGCCCGCATCATGGGCGACAACACCCAGGACGGCTGGTACTGGACGAACGGCACCAACCCGAGCATCACGCCGACCTTCGACGTGGACTACATCCTGTCGACGCAGCTGGTGCCGATGTACGGCTATGGCGACCCGGACAACGCCACGCTGGCCGCGCTGATTCAGAACTACGTGCTGGGCAGCAACGGGCCGATCGAGCCCGACATGTCCAGCACCGGGGCTCAGTTCCAGATCGGGCCGCTCACCGATGCCGATGCCAAGTACCTCACCAGCGGGGATGCACGCGCGTACCGCGCCGTGCTGTGTGCCTCCTCGTCGCTGAACAGCTACAACATTGCGAATGGCCTTACGGCCGACGGCAACGTCCTGAAGCTCTCGACGTTCGGCACCTGGACGCAGGATGGCCCGAACCAGGGCGGCTCCAATGGCGCCCCGAACAGCGCCTACAACTGGGATGTGGCGCACCACGGCAGTGGCGGCTATCTCGCATACATGCTGACGGGCGACCGCTGGCACTACGAGACGATGGCGCTGAACATGGCCACGGCCTACCTGTGCGTGCACTCGGCGGCCGGCAGCGGCGTGAATCGCCTGCTCACTGGCACGGACGCATCGGCGAACCAGCAGATTCGCGGCTTCGCGTGGCTCATGCGCACGCTGGGACAGTTCGCGGCGATTGCGCCGGATGCGGAACTCGCTGGCGGGCAGATCGCCGCCGAGTACCGCACCCTGCTGGTGAACAACTACAACGCGCTGCTGACTCGGGTTCATGACCTGACTCCGCCGCGCGCGCTCGGCATCCTGCACATCCGCGAGCACGGTCTTTGGATCACGGCCGGCGACATCCCGATGTGGCAGCTGTGGTGGGTGGCCATCGCCAACGCGATGAACAGCGAGAACGACTGCGTTCCGGATGCGAACTACCAGACGGTGGAGCGTGTCCGGGACTTCAGCTACGGGCCTGCCGTCGGCCTGCTCGGCGGCAGCGGCCTCTCTCACGATCACGACTTCACCCTGGGCGCCAACTACGGCCATAAGGTCGCGAACGACAACAGCGGTAACGGGTTCGCCAAGAACTGGGGGGATGTCCACCTCAAGAACTACGGCAGCCTGAACACCACTGCGACGAACACGCTGCAGGGCACTGGCAACAGCACGCCCACGAACCTGACCGGCGACAGCTACTGGGCCATCCTGAGTTGCGCCATCTCCTATGCCGCGCAGCACCGTGCCGAGGGCGCGCTCACCGCCTACCGTCGCCTACACGGCGCGACCAACTGGGTCACCGGCGAAGCCACGCTCGTGAACAACCCGAAGTGGGGCATCAAGCCTCGCGCGCTGCCGGCTGTCGCCTACACCCTGCCGAGCACGGTCAACACCAGCGTGCTCGTGGGCCTGAACACCGCGCGCTCCATCAAGCCGGCCGGCTGGACGGATGGGCAGTTCGACCTGAGCACGTTCCACCCATACGGCGGCGGCGTGTTCGTGCCGTGGTATGGCGATGCTGGTGCGTGGATCCTGGCGAACCCAGGCGGCCACAACAACCAGGGGTTGTTGGGTTGCATCGGCTTCGACATCGCCACGCGCATGTGGTTCTTGCTCCCCAACGCAAACGGGGTGCCGTTGAACTCGACGCCGGTGTGGCCGGCAGAAGCGAACGCAGCGCCGTGGTACGAGATGCTCTCGGCCACTATCGGGGAGATGCCAGTCCCGGGGCACATCTACGCTTCGCACGTGGCGCTGCGCCGCGGCAAGAAGGGTGTGGTCATCTCGCCCACGCGGGGCGCCATGTTCAACGGCCCCGATGGCGGCAACTTCTCGTCGCCCTCGGCTCACCAGGTGGATCTGGACACGGGGCTTTTCACGCGCGCCTGCGCCAGCGCGAACGCCTCGTCCACCATCCACGTCGAAGGCTCATCCGCCTACGACCCGGTCGATGGCCGCATCTACTTCACCGACTCCGCGTTCTGGACTCGTCAGTTCATCTCGTACATCCGCCTGAGCGACATGACATTCCAGACGCTGGCGCTGACCGGCTGGCCGCCGTCGGGCACGCCCGGCACCTACACCAAGATGGCGATCATCCCGGAACGCCGGGTACTGATCTTCGTCGATGGTGCCGGCCTGATGTTCGGTACGGACCTGACGCAGTCGCCTGCGACCATCGTGCAGCTCACCCCTGGTGGCCCAGGCTTCGCAAACAACAACGGCGCCAACACCTGGGTCTGGAACCGGCGAAAAGGCAAGCTGTACCAGAAGGGCTCGTCCACCGGCAACGTGCTCAACACCATTACGCCGCCGCAGACCAATGCCTACGGGACCGGCGGCACATGGGACCGTGGCTCAGTCACGATCGGCGGCTCTGGCCTGCCCAACCGGACGGAGACGCAGGAGCACTACACCTGCCTTTTCGACAGCGAGGTCACCGACTGCCTGGGCTGGATCGCCGGCACCACGCAGCAGGTCGCGCTAGCGCTCATCTAACTTCAAGGTGACCTGAGATGGCATGGAACCCAGTCAACGGCAGCGCGCCGACTGACGATTTCAACAGGGCCGATGGCAACGTCGGCGCCAATTGGACGCACATCCGCGACTTGGCGTGGGATGCGACGCCGCCGCAGATCGTCAGCCAGGCTGTCTACGGCAAGTCGAGCGGCACTGCGCACTATCAGGTGATTCGGTGGAACGGCACCGGCACGTTCTCCAACGACCAGTATGCCGAGGGCCCCGTTGTCGGCATGGCCTTCAACGGCTCGCAGTATTTCGCTGGCGTGGGCGTGCGCATCAGCGCCGACACCGACGCAGGTGCCGACTTCATTGGCGCCTACGTCGAGGACGACGCAGCCAGTGGTTCCAACCACACGGTGCAGGTGGTCGAGATGGTCAACGGCACCTCCTCGACGCTTGCAACCATCACCGGCGTGGCCTGGACCAACACCGACAAGATCGGGGTGGAGGTGATCGGCAGCACGATCAAGGTGTTCAAGGACCGCGTGCAGATCGGATCGAACTACACCGCCACCCTTACCACCGGTAAGCCAGGGGCTCTGCTCAGTGGCAACGGGACTGCGCTGATCGGGCTCGATGCCATCGAACTGGGTGACGCCACCAGCGCGAACGGCGCCACGCGCGCCATGCATCATCTTTGCCAACAGAGGATTTCCTGATGTCCATCTATCTCAAACAATCCACGGCCTCGCAGGAAATTCCGCTGGGCTACTTCGTTGACAGCACGGACGGCAACACCGAAGAGACCGCGCTGACCATCGCCAACACCGATATCAAGCTCTGGAAGGCCGGCGCGACCACGCTTGCCAACAAGAACAGCGGCGGCGGAACACACATCTCGAACGGCATCTACTACGCCGTTTTGGACGCGACCGACACCGACACGCTGGGTTCGATGATCGTCTTTGTTCACGTCTCCGGCGCCCTGCCGGTGCGTGTGGAATGCGTCGTCCTCGCGGCGAACGTCTATGACTCGCTGATCGGCGGCGGCGATCTGCTCCAGGTCGATGCTACGCAGTTCGCCGGCACGGCCTACGCCACCGCGCTTGCGGCCGAGGTCGATGCGGTGTGGGACGAGCAAGTGGACGGCACGACCACTGCCCGCCAGTCGGTGCGGCTGCAGAACTCGGCGATGGGCGGCAAGGCGAGCGGTCTCGGGACCACGACGGCGGTGTATCGAGACCTGGCCGACTCCAAGGATCGCATCTCTGCGACCGTGGATGCGGACGGCAATCGCACTGCGGTGACTCGTGACCTGACCTAAGAAGGGGCGCGGCGGTGTTTGGGGGCCGCTTCTTCGGGCAACGCTTCTTCGGTGAGCGCTATTTCGGTCACCGGGGGCTGGTTGTCCTTGGGCGCTACTTCGGCGGCCGAAACTTCGGCGTGCGCTACTTCGGCCCCCGGTACTGGGGCACGAAGCGCATCAGCGCGTTTGCATTGGCCCAGACCAGCGGACCGTCCATCGCTGGCGTTGTCGGTGTTGCGGGGGATCTGTCCTTCCCGTGGCCGGTGGCGCCATCCGCGACGCTCGGGTTAGCTGGGACGGTATCCGTTGGCGCCGTACTCAGTTTCGACAATGAGACCGATTTCGCGGTAACGCCACCGCTAGAGGTGGCTGCACTGAGCGCCGCAGTGACGATGGGGGCGGCCAGCTTCTCGTTTGGTCTGCCAGTCCCCGGCACCGGGTGCTACTACGGCTCGAGATACTTCGGCTCCAGGTTCTTTGGGTCGAGATACTTTGGCACTAGGCGGCAGTTCGCCCTCAGTGTCACTGCCGGCCCGTCCATGGCTGGGGTTGCTGGGGTGGCCGGTGCGCTTGCCCTGGATCTTGGCGTCTCTCCGTCCACGTCGATTGCGCTGAGTGGCACCGTCACCACAGAGGGCGACTGGAGAGAGGCGGCTGTTATCCCGCCAAAGCGCGCCGTTGGTACGCCGGCCAAGAAGCGCCGTCGTAACTACATCATCGACGGCAAGAAATACCACAACGTCACCGACGAGGAGTTGGCCTTCCTGCTGTCGCGCGACCTTATCCAGCGCGAGCAGGTCAAGGTTATCCACAAGGACAAGAAGGCGCGACCGATTGGCAAAGAGGCGTTCGAGGCTGCAAAATCCAAGCAGAAGCAGGACGAATCCGACGAAATTGCGGCGCTCATCGCGCTCTTGTGAGGCACATGGACAAGAAAGAAACCGAGATTGCTGCAGGGCAACGCGCAGAGCAAATACTCACTGACCCGGTATTTATCGCGGCCCGCGAACATATTGACGCCGAGTTATATCGGCTATTTACCGGCGCGGTTCCGACGGATTTGGAGGCCCTGAGCCAGATAAAGGCCATGCAATATATGCACGGCAAGTATCTGCAGTATCTCCAAAAGGTTGTAAATGACGGGAAACTCGCTAAACTGGAGGTCGAGCGGAAACCTCGACATTCCGCTAGCGAGTTTGGGCTTCGATAATCGAGCCCGCTCCCGAAAGGATTAATGGGAATCGAGAGTACGCCGGCAACGGAAGCTCCACAGGGCCTCACCGAAGAACAAGGTGTGGCCGAACTGCTGAATCGGTGGAAGGGCAACGGACCGGCCCAAGCTGATCAGCCGGAAACCGAGGAAACCACGGACGAAACCCTGCCCGAGCAGCCGAAAGGCGACGCCGGCCAGGAGGAATCAGTCCCGCAGGAGACCGAGGATTCCGAAGACGAGGGTGAAACCGAAATCGACGTGGCGGGGGAGAAGTTCAAGGTCCCCGCCAAGCTGACTGAGACCGCGAAGCGCATCGAAGCCAGGGCCAAAGAGGTTGAGGCCGGTGCGACGCGCAAGTTTCAGGAGGCCGCCGACCTTCGGAAAGCCGCTGAGGTTCAACACCAGACCGTCAAGCAACTGCAGAAGATCAGCGAGGCCCAGGCCGACCTGATCGCCGATCACAGGATGGTCGCGCGCAGGCTGTCGCAGCTGGAAAGCGTGGACATCAACAGCGTTGACACTGAGACGCTGACCCGCCTCAACGCGGAATACAACCAACTCCAGGCTGCAAAGGGCCGGATCGAAGGGCAATACGCCCAGAACATCCAAGCCATGCAGGCTGAAGAGCAAAAGGCGTTCTCTGCTCGCAAAGAACATGCTGAGAAGCTCTTCACGACCCACATCAAGGGCTGGAGCGCGGACAAGGCCAAGAGCCTGTCCGAGTACGCAAAGAGCAAGGGAGCACCGGATGGCGTCCTTCAGGGCGTAACCGATGCATGGATGGTTCAGATCCTCGACGACGCGGCCTACGGGCATGCGATGAGGACGGCCAAAGGTCCGACGCTGAAGCGGGTGGAAGCCCCGACCAAGACCCTGAAGCCAGGCGCTGCAGGGAGCCCGAATTCAGCGGCCCAAGCCAAGGTAAGCGACGCGATGAAGCGTCTTCAGAAGTCGGGGCGTCTTGAAGACGCTGCGGCGGCACTGCTGGCGAGGTCCGCTTTCCGTAAAAGGTAAGCAAAGTGACCCAAGTTTCCGGAACCCTTGACACCTACGATCTCGTCGGCATGGCCGAGGACGTCGAGGACGTCATTTTCAACATCTCGCCGACCGACACGCCGGCCCTGACCATGGGCAAGCGCAAGAAGGCCACGGCGACGAACCACCAGTGGCAGACCGACTCGCTGGCTGCGGCGAGCTCGAACAAGGCGGTCGAAGGCGATGACGCCTCGTATGCGACTGCTGCGCCGACGGTGATGCTGTCCAACCGCCTGCAGATCGCACAGAAGACGGTGCTGGTTTCCGGCACTGCCGACGCTGTTCGCAAGTACGGCCGCGCGGAGGAATTCGCGTACCAACTGATGAAGCGCGGCAAGGAACTCAAGCGCGACATCGAGTTCACCATCGTGCGCAACCAAGCCTCGAGCGTTGGTGGTTCGCAGACCGCTCGCCAGGCGGCCGGCTGGGAATCCATGATCGCGGGCAACCGCATCTTCTCGGCCTCGACCGACTCGACCGGCACGACCCCGGGCTACGCCTCTGGCGACTGGGGCGCGCCGACCGATGGCACGACTGCTGCGCTGGACGAGACCACGCTGGTTTCGGCTCTGACGGCTGCGTGGACGGACGGTGGCGACCCGAGCGTCATCATGGTTGGCACGGCTCAGAAGCGGAAGGTCGCCGGCTTTGCTGGCGCGACCAGCTTCGCGGGTGTGTCGGTGAACCAGGGCCGAACGGCTCAGGGCGTGGTGGTTGGTGGTGTGGACCTCTACATCTCCGACTTCGGCGAGCACAAGGTGGTTCTGAACCGCTACATGCGCGCGTCCACGCTGTTCTGCATCGACCCCGACTACGTGTCCACCGCGTGGCTGCGGCCCATCAAGTACACGTCGCTGGCGAAGACCGGTGACGCGGACAAGGGCCAACTGCTGTGCGAGTTCACCGTGGTGATGGAGAACCCGGACGCGCACGCGAAGATTCAAGACCTCACCTAACGCTCCTTGATCCCCGGGGCTTCGGCCTCGGGGGTTTTTTGAAAGGAAAGAACCATGCGACTGGCACCGAACTACCTGCGCCTGAACAAGCAACTTCCCCCGAACTACCGGCGCATCAACAACCGCTAACCATGCAAGTACGACTCTCCGTCCCTGAACAGTTGCGCAATCGGCCACCGAAGTTCCATGGTGAGTGGGTTGGCTATCACGACAGGGTTGGGAGGGTGCTGGCCGGAGCCGGCAGCGGCGGTGTGTGGGTTGAGTTCGAGGCCGGCAAATACGTCGGCTGCCCCATCAAGCACTTGAGCAAGCCATGAAGATCCTCGGCGTTGAGTACGACCCGCTGACGGGTGTGAAGACCACCTATGGGGCCGAGGATGGCAAGATGATCGTCAAGACGGAGCAGGACGTTGCTCCGCATCTTGACTACACGCAGGCGCTGCGTAACGACCCGGACTACGCCAAGCGCGGCATCAAGCAGAACTTCCAGCACGTCGGGCACATCCCGAACTCGGTCGTAGCCAAGATGCTCACCGAGGATGGCTTCGATGTGATGCGCTTCCCGGCGCGCGAGGTGGTCAAGTTCCTTCGCAAGAACTGGGACAAGTACGGCAAGCTGATCGTCACGGCATCGGGGCGCATCTGATGGAGGAACTCGGGTACTACAAGCACATCGAGTCGATGCTTGATGAGGAGCCCGACGAGGCTGCCAGGCGCTGCACGGCGCTTCTTGACAAGGACTGCGACGACCACCACGCCATGTTCCTCATGGCGTCGGTCTTCCTGCGGGGAGAGAAGTACGGCGTCTCTTCGCTGTTCTTCCGCCGCATCACCGAGCTGGTGCCCAAGCGCTCGGAGCCGTGGAACAACCTAGGCATGTGCTTCGGCGGCATGAAGCAGCACCACAAGGCCCGCCAGTGCTACCTCAAGGCATGGGATCGCGAGAAACGGCCTCTGTACGCCGCGAATGTCGGGTGTACACACATGGAAGAGCGCGACTACAAGCGCGCCATCGAGTGGTCAGAGACTGCGCTGCGGATGGACCCGACATGCGTGACTGCGCTCAATACTCGCGGGCTGTCGCGCATCGCTCTCGGTCAGTGGAAAGACGGCTGGAAGGACTGCAGAGCCCAGATCGGCGGCAAGTTCCGCAAGCGCCTCCAGTTCCTCAACGAAGGGATGTGGGACGGCAAGCCCGGCACCAACCTCGTGATCTACGGCGAGCAGGGGCTTGGTGACGAAATCATGTACGCCTCCTGCGTGCCGGATGCCGCTCGTGAAAACACGGTTGTGCTCGAGTGCGATCGCAGGTTGGAGGGCCTGTTCCGACGCTCGTTCCCGCAGATCGCGGTCTACGGTACGCGGCTGGCGAAAGAAATCGAGTGGCCGAACAGCCACAAGATCGACGCCAACATTCCGTGCGGGCAATTGCCTGAGTTCTACAGGCCGACGCCTGACTCCTGTCCTGGTACTCCTTACCTAGTGGCCGACCCTGAGCGGCGCATCCAGTGGCGTGCGCTGTTCGACTCGTGGGGGCCGAAGCCAAAGATTGGCATTGCGTGGAGTGGCGGCAGCAAGCACAACAACCCCGAGGCGCGTTCGGCCGGCATCGATGCATTCCGCCCGCTGATTCAGGCCATCGACGCGGACTGGATAAGCCTTCAGTACAAGGGCGACACGCTGCGCGAGATCGAGGAGGCGGGGCTTCCGGTCAAGCACTACAAGCGCGCCAGCGAGTCGGAGGACTACGACGACACCGCAGCGCTAGTGGCCGAACTGGATCTCTACATCGGTGTGCATACGAGCGCACACCATCTCGCTGGTGCGTTGGGCGTGCCGTCCATCGTGTTCACCAACGAAAAGAGCAACTGGAACTACCAGCCAGAGCTGCGCAAGTTCCCTTGGTATCAAACGACCACGTTGTTCCCGCAGAAGCCGGGCGAGACGTGGACTCAGACTATGGAGCGACTAGCAAATGATCCCGCTCTACTGCGGATTCGACCAGCGCGAAGCGGCGGCGTATCACGTCTTCTGCCAATCGGTGATTCAGACCGCTACCAGCCCAGTAGCGTTCTACCCGCTTGCGCTGAAGCTGCTGCCTGAGTACACCGAGACTCACACCGACGGCTCCAACCAGTTCATCTACAGCCGCTTCCTCGTCCCGTTCCTCCAGGACTATCGCGGCTGGGCCATCTTTGCCGATGGCGACATGCTCTGCCGGGCCGACATCTCGGAACTGTGGGCCATGCGTGACCAGCGGTATGCGGTCATGGTGGCGAAGCACAACTACTCCTCAAAGGCACAGAGGAAGTACATCGGCACGTCGCTCGAGACGCACAACGCGGTCTACCCGCGCAAGAACTGGTCAAGCGTGATGCTGTGGAACTGCGGCCATCCGGCGAACCGGATCCTGACGCCGAAGTACGTTGAGGAGCACTCCGGCCGCGTCCTGCACCGCTTCGAGCACCTGCACGATGAGCAGATCGGCGATCTGCCGCGTGAGTGGAACTGGCTGGCTAGCGAGTACGAGCACAACCCGGATGCCAAGCTTGTGCATTACACGCTGGGCGTGCCGGGCATGGAGCACTACAAGGACTGCGACCACTCGGCGGAATGGCATCTCACCAAGCAGGCCGTCAATCACATCGAAGCGTGAACGTCACGTTCAAGCACTGCGGAGAGCACCTCGCCTCCAGCCGCTACAGGGCTCTCATCCCAACCGTTGAGCTAGCGAAGCTCGGCATCGGCCCAGGCCCTGAGTGGGTCGTGATGGGCAAGCACAACTGGAACTGGGACGAGCAGACGGCCGGCTACAGCAAGAAGTGCTTCGATGTCTGTGACGACAATTTCGACCACCCACAGTGGGGCGAGCACTATCACCTGTGCTGCCTGAAGGCCGATCTGGTGACGTGCAACAGCGCGGAGATGCAGCGCATCATCCACGAGCGCACGGGCAAGGATGCCATCGCGATCCCGGACCCCTACGAACAGCCAGAGAAGCCGCCCCGCGTTCACGACAAGCTGCTGTGGTTCGGCCACCGGACCAACCTGCGCGACTTGGCCCCATGGGTGGGCAAGCTCAAGAACCTAGAGGTGGTCTCCAACTTCGAAGGCACCACACCATGGAGCCCGCAGGAGATGGATCGCGCTTTTGATAGGGCCGGCCTGGTCGTGATCCCTACCGGTAAATCCATGGCAAAGTCAGCCAACAGGGCGATCGAATCCCTCCGCAGGGGCCTGTTCCCTGTGTGCGGATACCTCCCATCATACGGTGACCTCGGGGTTTATGTTGGCGATATTGGCGATGGCGCGAAATGGGCGCTATCCCACCAAGACGAGGTTATCTCGCGCATTAAGCGTGCCCAGGCATATATCCGTGGTGAGTATTCGCCGCGCAGGATTGGAGCGCTATGGAAAGCAGCCCTATTCGGCTAAACTTGGGCTGCGGGGCCAAGATCTGGCCTGGGTTCGTCAATATCGACTTGGCGAATAACTGGACGAGCATCCAACCCGACGTGGTTGCGGATGTGACCGGCCCGCTACCTTTCCCCGACGACTACGCGGACGAGGTTCACGCCTACCACCTGTTTGAGCATATCTACCGCTGGAAAAGCGAGGACGTGCTTAAAGAGTGGATCCGGGTTCTGAAGCCCGGCGGGCTCCTGGTGCTGGAAATGCCGTGCCTGGACAAGATCCTGGACGCATTCATCTGGTACGCAGAACGCCAGAAGCCAGCGCCGATCCACCTGACGATGTGGGGCCTGTTCGGTGACCCTCGGTACAAGAACGAGGCCATGTGCCACCGCTGGTGCTATTCGGCATCAGAACTGCGTGACCTCCTGACCTACGCCGGGCAAGTCGATATCACCGAAGCGGAGCCACAGACGCACCAGCCAGTGCGCGACATGAGGTTTGAGAGCAGGAAGCCATGGCGACAACCTACAGTGCCCTGAAGACCGAGATTGCGGACTTTGTGAACCGCAGTGACCTCACGTCTGTCGTTGACACGTTCATCGACCAGGCCGAGGCGGAGATGCAAATCAGGGTGAAGGAAATCGAGTTCGAGACGCGCTCGACGGTCACGGTGACGGCTGGCGTTGCGACGCTGCCCACAGGCTGGCTTTCGGCTCGCTCCGTGATCTGGAACGGCGACACCGCTCGCAGGTTGTCCTACGTGACCCCCGACAAGCTGGAGATGGTCAACGCCAGCAGTCCGTCATTCGTGAACTACTACACCATCGTCGGCGCACAACTGCGGTTCGCTGACGACGGCGACGGCTCGGTGATCGCCACCTACAACGCCAAGTTCACGCCGCTCTCCGACTCCAACACCTCGAATTCGATCCTGGCCGAGTTCCCATCGGCCTACCTGTACGGTGCACTGAAACACGCTGCGGTGTACCTGAAGGACTTCGAGGCTGCACGCAACTACGAGGCGCTGTTTGACCAGCAGATGGCGCTTGTGATCGCCAACAACGCCGAGCGCAAGTACGCAGGAGCGGCGCTTCAGGTGAGGCCGGCGTGAGTCGCATGAAGAACTGGCGGGGTTGCCGTGCTCTAGAAGCCCCAGCAGGAGGGTCGCGCCCGGTTTGGCTACCGGTTACCCCGCCCACTGCGCCGAAGCGCCGCCAGTCCGAGGATGACTATACATCATGATCGAGCTTCTCGGCTTCTCGCCCGACCTGGATCCGACGACGCCGGGGGTCATCACCGACTGCACCCAGCTTGTGCCGTCAGACAAGGGTATGGCGTCAGCGCCGTCTCCTGTCGATCCTGGATCTGACGTGCTCGTGGCCGACTGCCGAGGGGCTGCAGTGCTCCAGAACACCGCCGGCACGAGGCGCACCATTGCTGGCACGCAATCGAAGCTGTACGAGCTATCCGGCACGTCTTGGGCTGACGTTTCCACTGGCACCTATACCGGCTCGGGCGAGAACCGCTGGAGCTTTGCCCAGTTCGGCGACGTGGCGCTGGCATCGAATGATGTCGTCGCTCTCCAGTCGTCCACCTCCGGCACCTTCGCGACCATCGCAGGCTCGCCCAAGGCACGGATGATCGTCGCGGCCAAAGACTTCGTGCTGGCATTCGATACCAACGACGCTGGCTTTGGCGACTCTCCAGACCGTTGGTGGTGCAGCGCCTACCAGGATGCGTCGAGCTGGACGATCAACGCTTCGGTGCAGGCCACCTCTGGCCGCCTGATCGGTTCTGGCGGTGCCATCACCGCAGCCATCCGGTTCGGCCAGCAGGTTATTGCATTCAAGCGTTCCGACATGTTCGTCGGCTCCTATGTCGGGCCGCCGCCGGTCTGGCAGTGGGACCAGGTTCCTGGCGATGTCGGCTGCATTGGCCCTGAGGCGGTGTGCGACATCGGTGGGCGAATCGTGTTCGTTGGCGATGACGATATCTGGCTGTACGACGGTACTCGGCCTATGCCTATCGCATCGGCGCTCCGACAGTGGTTCTTTAACGACTCGAGCGCGACGTACCGCTATCGGACCATCGTCACCCACGACAAGCAGAACGGCAGGGTGTGGTTCTTCTACCCGTCTGCAGCCAGCACTACGGGCCAGCCAGACTCGGCTGTTGTCTGGCATCGCCGCAATGGCCGCTGGGGAAGGGCGAACCGCACCATCGAAGCGGCTTTCCAGTACGTCACGCCGGGCCTGACCTGGGACACGCTCAACACGCTTTCCAGCACATGGGACGCACTGCCGGATATCCCTTGGGACTCTCAGTCGTGGCAAGCCGGAGGCCGGGCGCTGGCGGTCTTCGACAGTACTCACGACATCAAAACGCTATCCGGGGTGGGTGCTGACAGCACGGTGACGCTTGGCGACTACGGCGAGGACTACCGGGATACGTTCGTCCGTAGCGTGAAGCTCCGATACATCACCGAGCCCACTACCGGGTCTGTGCAGGGCTACACCAAGCAGGGGCCGGGGAAGACGCTCACGGTAGCGGACACCGGCACGTTGAGCGATAGCAAGTACGACATCCGCCAGACCGGGCGCTTCCACCGCTTCGCTTTCAGCCACACCGGGAACACCGAGTTCAACGGCTTCGTCATGGACGCCCTGCCGACTGGGCGGCGCTGATGGCGACCAAGCTCGACGAGAACCAGCAGTTCAGCGATCAGACGCTGATCCAGACCCTCTACGCCTACGCCAAGCGCGTGGCCCAGAAGGTCAACCGGATGTCGGGGGCCGAGTTCACTGCCACCTACGACCCCGGAAACCTCGCGGATGGGGCCGGCACGACCACCACGGTATCGGCGCCCGGCTCCCAGTTGGGCGATTATGTGCAGGCGACATTCTCGCTAGATACCCAGGGGATACTGGTTTTCGGGTGGGTATCTGCGGCAGGTACGGTATCCGTCAGGTTCCAGAATGAATCTGGCGGGGCGATAGATTTGGCGAGCGGCACGCTTAAGGTTAAAGTCTCGCCAGAATGAAACTGTTTACGGTGCCTCCCTCACATATATGTATCGCATGGAGGGATGGTGCTGATAAACTATCGCAAGCGACGGCTCGCGCATCGCGCGAGATAACCGCAGATCAGTTGAAATTGCTCCTGCTCAGGGGCGAGAGAACGCTAATCGGTATAGCTGACGACAGCGACATACCGAGGGCGTGGGCGGCGGTCCAAATCCAGACCCTGCCGAACATCCGTGTTTTGTACGTGTATGCCATGGTTGGCCCTGGCTTTGCCGGCGCAGAGAGTTTCGAGCTACTGCGGCAGTACGCAAAGCAAAACGGCTGCGAAACCATTCGAGGCTCGTCGATAGATTCGATCGGTCGCCTCTGGCAGCGCAGATTCGGAGCCCAAAAGCTGTACAGCGTGTACGAAATGGAAGTGAACTAAACATGGCAGGCGGCGGCAGCGAAAAGCAGACCAGTGGGCCTCCCGATTGGGCCGTCCCCTACTTTCAGCAGTTCCTTCAGCGCGGCCAGCAGGTCGCGGACATGCCGTACCAGCCGTACACCGGCCAGACGGTCGCGCAGTTCAACCCGTACCAGACGCAAGCGCTGGATGCCACGGCACAGCGCGCCATCTACGGTTCGCCGGTCAACAACGCAGCATCGGGTGAGTTGACCAAGACACTGAGCGGGGGTTATCTCAACAACAACCCCTACATGGATTCCCTCGTCAATCAGGCGCAGGGCGATGTGATCCGCAACTACCAAGACGCGATCCTTCCGAGCATCGACGCCCTGGACGCGCGCTCTGGCAGCTTCGGCAACTCCGGGGTGCAGGCAGTACTTGGTCAGAGCAGATACCAACTCGGCCAGACGCTGGGCGACATCTCAACGAACCTGCGTGGCGCCGACTACGCGGCCGAGCGCAATCGCATGCAGGGCGCTGTCGGGATGGCGCCGACGATTGCCAATCAGGACTACGTTGACGCCAACGCATTGCTCCAGGCCGGTGGCGCCTACCAGGGGCAGGAGCAACGCAACCTTGGCGACGCCTACGCGCGATTCACTGAGGCCCGCGACTACCCGAAGCAGCAACTGGCGACGCTGGGCTCAACGCTCGGCATGAACTACGGATCGCAAATGACCGGGCCTGGACCGAATAAGGGTGCCGGAGCGCTTGGTGGCGCACTCGGTGGGGCGCAACTGGGCGCCATGTTCGGCGGCCCGTATGGGGCGGCCATCGGTGCCGGTGGCGGTGCTCTGATGGGGGGCAAGTAATGGCTGGCGGTGGCGATCTCACCAGCGCAGTGCAAGACCCACGGCGCTCCATCCAGCCGGTCGGCCGTCAGCAGGCGATGAGTGCGCCTTCTGCTGTTCCGATGAGGACTGGCCTGCCGAACAGTGGGTTGGCCCGCTTCGGGGCGAACTTCTCTCCGTACCAGATGCCGGCGTACACCCCGCCGATCTTCCAGCCTCAGGCGCTGGCCCCGCTGCGCCAATTCGGTAGCCCGCTCGCACAGCCTGGAATCGGTCGGTATGGGGATGTCGGCGGCTCTGGTGTTGCCTCGGGCGACAGCATGGGCGGATTCGGTCCTTCGGCAGGTATGGGGATGACTGCGAGCGATGGCCTCGGCGGCGCCGGAAGCGTTGGCGGCATGGGCATCGGCGACGGCATCGGCATGGGGATCGGCGAGTCCATGGGGATGAGTGGCGGCTCCGGCATGAGCGGCGCAGGAGGTCTTGGTGCCGGTATGGGCGTTGGTGAGTCGATGGGCATGTCTGGTGGGACAGGCATGAGCGGTACTGGCGGTATCGGCGAAGGCATCGGTGATGGTGGCGGCGGTGGTGGAGGCGGGAAGTAATGGCCGGCATCCTTGAACTCCTCGGCGCAAGCACCGGCGATGCTGGCAAGGACGCCGCCATCAACAACGGCATCCTCCAGGCGGGACTGAGCCTGTTGCAGTCGCGCGGCCGTCTTGGTCCTGCGCTGGGTCAAGCTGGCATGGCTGGGCTTCAAGGCTTCCAGCAGGCGCAGCAGCACACCTTCCAGCAGCAGTTGCAGCAGTCGCAACTGGAGGAGTTGAAGCGTCGGCAGGCCATGCAGCAACTTCCGGCACAGTTTGCGCGGACTCCCGCCCAGACGGCGCTAGCAAATGGCGGTGGGCCTACCGTCGCGAATGCCAGGGTCGCGGAGTCCGCGCAGCCGTCGTTCGACTATCAAGGCTATGCCAATTCACTGGCGCAATACGACCCGGTAGCAGCGCTTCAACTCAAGGAATCGTTGAAGCCGAAGGAGAAGGCTCCGATCAAGTTGGGCGCTGGCGACACGCTGGTTGATCCGGCGACGTTCAAGCCGATTGCGAGCGCTCCCGAGAAGGAGCCGGAGCAACTGCGGACGCTGGGCATCATCTACGGCAAGGGGTCGCCGCAGTATCAGAAGGCGGCAGAGGCGCTCGCCACGAAGATGACGACGCACCAGCCGGCTACGCAGGTCAGCGTCAACACCGGGCAGAAGGGCTTCGACAACACGCTGAAGCTGCGCGGAGATTTCCGCTCCGAGCCGATCTACAAGGCGCACGCAGAGGTTGCCTCTGCTCATGCGCAGATCAAGCAATCGCTGAAGCAGGGCACGCCTGCCGGTGACATGGCCGGCGCCACCAAGATCATGAAGATTCTCGACCCGGGCTCCGTGGTTCGAGAGTCCGAACTTGGGATGGCAATGGCCGCCACAGGTTTGCTGGACCGGGTGACGAACTACGCCAATATGGTCGTCACCGGTCAAAAGCTCACGCCTCGTCAGCGGCAAGAGTTCCAGGCGCTGGCCGACGCCCTCTACGCCGAAAGCGAGAAGACCTACAACGCCAAGCGCGGCGAGTATCAGGGCATTGCCGAGCGGAACCAACTCAACGTCATGGACGTGTTGGGGCCGGAGAGTCGGCCAGCTGCCGCGCCGGCGCCTGTGCCTGGCCTTCCTCCGGTTGACGCCATCGAAGCGGAGTTGCGGCGCAGAGGGGGTCGCTAAGTGGACCTCTCGAAGCTCTCCACCGAAGACCTCCAGGCACTCAAGGCCGGCGACTTGTCGAAGGTCTCCACAGAGGGCCTTCAGATGCTTCGCAGTGAAGTCTATGGCGGCCCCAAAAAGAGGGAGTTGGCCGAAGACCCCGGTTTCGCCAAGTCGGCGCTGATCGGCGCCGGCAAGACCTTTGACAGCATCCTTGACGGCATCACCCAGATGTACCTTGGTGCCCGTGGTGAGAATGCCGCGCTGGGGGGGCTGAAGCAGAACGTCCAGGATAAGGCGGAGCAGTACGCCCCTCTTGCTGAAGCGCGCCCGTGGGCGACCGGCATTGGAGAGGCTCTTCCGGCGATGGCTATCCCTGCTGGCGGGTCTGCCACCCTGCTCGGAAACGCCCTCCGAATGGGCGTTGCTGGTGCTGCTCCGGGCGCCCTTGAATACGGCACGCTCCGTGAGCGGGCAGGGCGCGCGGCCCTGGGTGGTGTGGCCGGCGCATCAATCCCGGTGTTGGGTGCCGGGCTCAGGTCTGCCAAGTCGTTCGTAGAACCGCTCTATGCCAAGGGGCGGGCGACGATTGCCGGGCGAACGATGAAGGCTGCTGCTGGCGATGCGGCGCCCGATGTCATTGCCCGCCTGAAGACGGCCGGCGAGCTCGTGCCTGGCTCGGCTCCGACTGCTGCCCAGGTCGCGGAAAGCGGTGGCATTGCTGCTCTCGAGCGCTCGGCGGCAGCGGCCAGCCCAGAGGCGTACACGCAGAGGGCGATGGAGCAAGCCTCCGCTCGTATGACGGCGTTGCGCGGCCTGGCTGGCGACGAGACCAAGATGAAGGCTGCAGAGAGGGCGCGCGATGCCGCTAAGGATGTCCTCTACGGTCAGGCTGATACCGCAGTCGCGCCAATCGACAACTTCTTCAACGGTCTCATGGCGCGCCCGCAGTTCGCGGCGGCGGTTGGGCGTGCGGAGGAATTGGCGAGGAACAAGGGGCTCAACGACATCTTCTTCCGTGACAGCGGGGGGCGGCCGGTTGCCCTGATTGGTGAGGGGGCGCACTTCATCAAGAAGGCGCTAGACGAGGCTGGCGAGTACGGGGCCACGAGTTACACGGGCAAGCAGGGCGCGCAGGCCGCGAGCGGCACGAACGAACTGTTCCAATCGTGGCTCGAGAAGAGCATCCCTGAGTATTCGCAGGCCAAGACCGCCTTCGCTTCCGCGTCTCGTCCCATCAATCAGATGCAGGTTGGGCAGGATCTGCTCGAGAAACTCGCTCCGGCACTGAGTGACTACGGGGCACTTGGTAGGGAGACAGGTGCCACCTTCGCCCGCGCACTGCGCAATGCGGACCAGACGGCGCAGAAGGCCACCGGCTTGTCTGGAGCAACGCTCGGAAGCGTGCTAGAGCCGAATCAAATGCAGATGCTCGAAGGCATCGCCAGGGACATTGCGCGCAAGACAAATGCCCAAGATCTGGGGCGCGGTGTCGGCTCTGACACGTTCCAGAAGTTGTCGATGGCGAACATCGCCGAGCGCTCCGGCATGCCGCGTGCGGTTGGGGCAGCGCTTGATCTGCCAGGCGTATCGCGGGCTACGGCGTGGATCTATCGCGATGCCGACGAAAAGATGAAGCGTCAGCTTTCCGAGGCGCTGCTTGACCCGCGCAAGGCGGCGGCGCTCATGGAGTCGGCGGATGCCAAGACGTTCCTGAAAGATCACCCGAAAGTGCGCGCACTACTTGCGCAATCCGTCATGCGAAGCGGCCTTCTGGCGGCGCCAGCGGCTGCGGGCCTTGTTAACCAATGATGTCAACCAGTTCTCCAGGACTTTTACGCCCAACCAGAACAGCGGCCCGACAACGCCAACGATCAATGCGGTAGCTACGAACTTTTCCAAGAGCACTCCATGCCAGTCCCGGCCTCAATCAACGATCTCTCTACAACTGTAGCGAGCAATAGCCCGTCCGGGAGCGAGACCCCAACAGACGGGGATAACTACCTGCGCACGTTCGCATCCTTTATCGCCCTTTTGAGGGACATGCTGAACGGGACGACGGTGGCAGCACTGAAAGATGCGTCTACCGTCAACAGTATAGAGATCGGGTATCGGGTCATTCCCAGAGTCGCGACCGCAACGACATCGGCGATTGGTGATCGCGGCAAATGCAACGCCATCTCGGCTGGGATCACCATTCCGGCATCGACGTTCGCGGCCGGCGATTCATTCGGTCTGTACAACGACAGTGGCTCGTCCGTGACCATTACGCAGGGCGCTGGACTGACGTTGCGCTGGGGCACAAGCACCGGGAACAGAACGCTTGCGGCACGCGGCATTTGCTCCGTGTGGTTCAACTCGGCGACCGAGGCCGTCATCACGGGGTCGGGGGTGACAGCGTGAGTTTCCTCACGGCCATGCTCGGCGCGGCTTCTGCTGGTGTCACGCAGTCGATCACCGTTGCTGGTGCGAGCGTCACGCTTGGCGCTGACGGGACGGTGACGGCCATTTCTGGCGATGCCTTTTGGTTCAAGCCGCCGAGTGCCGGGATCGGTTCTCAGTACTGGGCCAGGACGACACGAACAGGCGGTACGACGGGGGTTGTCTTCTCCCCGGCATCTGGCACTTGGCATGCGCTCTCGGCTGGAGAGACCTGGTTTGCATCAGGAGGCGCCGGCAACTGCCAGGGCACCCTTGAGATTGCCTCCGATGCGGCCGGCTCGACCATCGTCTCCACCGGGACCATTTCCGTCAACAACGCCATATGACTAAAGACATGCAATCGGCCGCGGGATCACGTTGCAGCCAGTGGATGGCGGCGGGACATCAACCTCGCTTTCGGCAATTTCCTGTCCGTCTCCTCCGCCACCGCATGCCGTCAGAGCAAGGGCCAAAGCAATCGTCGCCAGCAACTTCATTCGCAAACCTCCCTGGTGGTCCTCAAACGTAGTTGATCGGCTGATTAAGAGCAATCCCCCGAAAGTACGAGATGCCAGTTACCGCAAACAATTCCCTAACCCAAGAGCGGCTGAAAGAGGTTGTCTCGTACTCCCAGGATACGGGTGAGTTTCATTGGTGCGGGCAGCGTCGTGTCGGAGTCCGCAACGGCGACTTGGCGGGCAGTGCCCATCCGAGCGGCTACCGCCGAATCACCATTGACGGGCGAGCATTTTTGGCGCACCGCTTGGCGTGGCTCTATGTGTATGGGGTTTGGCCGACCGAGCTGATCGATCACATAAACGGCCATCGCGGCGACAACCGCATTGCCAATCTACGCGATGCCGACCGCAACACCAACATGCAGAACAGGCGCGCCCCCGGGTGCTCAAACACATCTGGCTTCCTTGGCGTGTCTTGGCATAAGCGATGCAAGAAGTGGCGCGCCTGCATCAACTCACGGCAATACAAGGCAGACCTTGGCTTGTTTGACACGCCAGAAGAGGCGCACGCCGCATATCTCGCGGCAAAGCGTCAGACGCAGCCCGGCTGCACCATCTAAAGGGGCCGCGCCGTGCCTGTGCCAAACGCAATTACCGATCTCTCGACTACCCCGGCCAGCAATAGCCCCAGCGGGAGTGAGGCGCCGACCGAGGGGGATAACCACCTTCGCACGGCGTATGCGTTTATCCGCCAGCTCTACGACGCGGCTTCTGCCAGTTCTGCTGCTGCTGCTGCATCGCTTTCGGCGTTTGCCTCCAACCTCGCCAGCGCCGGCACGGTCACGGTTGGCGATGCGCTGGTGGCTGTCAAGTCGCCGCTGACTGGTGGCACGGCGCGCACGCAGCACGCGAAGAACGCCGATTTCGTCTCGGTCAAGGACTTCGGCGCCACCGGCGATGGAACGACGGACGACCTAACGGCGCTGCAGGCCGCGTGCGATAGCGGGGCCAAGTTCATTTTCTTCCCAGAGGGGACGTACATGGTCACGGGGCCTCTGCTGCCGAAGACGCAGCAGACGCTGCTCGGGGCCAAGCGCGAGAGCACCATCATCAAGGCGAAGTCCGGTTTCGCCGGCAGCGCGCTGGTGAGCTATCCGAGCGGGGCCTACTCGGGCGTCACGCTGGAAGGTCTCCTGCTCAACGGCGACAGCCTGGCAGCCCGCTGCCTGGAGATCATCGGCGTCTCGCAGGGTGCGGTCGATCAGGTCATCGTGCGCGATCTGCGCTGCGCCCTCGCGACGACGACGCAGATCTACTGCGAGAACCTGACTTACTGGGAACTCGATCACGTCATTTCCAGCGGCGGAACCGGCTACGCGCTCCACATCAAGACGTGCTACACGGGTTCGTCCAAGAACTGCGTTCACTACCACGGCGCCACGTCGGCGGTGAAGGTTGAGAACAGTTCTGACAACACGTTCCTGTACCTCGTCTGCTTCAACAACGCCGGCACGAGCTCCACAAGCCTGCTCGAGATCGACGGCGGGCACGGCAACGTCTTCCGCGACTACACGCTTGAACCGCAGGGCGCGAGCAACGTCACGCAGGAACTGCTGATCAACGACACGGTAACCGGCAACTGCACCGGCCACGAGTTCATCAGCGGCCAGCACATCGGCCTTGCGAACACCAAGACCCGCTCCATCGTCATGGGCTCGTCTGGGACGATCTATCAGACGCTGTTCGAAAACATGCGGGTCATCAAGCCGACGAGCAATGACTCGGTGTTGCTGACGGCCCAGCAGGAAACCAAGTTCAAGAACTGCCGGGATCAAGTCGCATACGACACGCCGACATTTGCCAAGCTGACGGTCACGAACAACTCGGGCCAGCCGTACAACGCCGACAACACGCAAGACCTCACGCTCACGATCAACGGGAGCACGGGTGACCCGACATCGCCAACCGCCGTGGGCGGCTTTGTCGCCCCGGCGATCAAGAACCACACGTTCTTCCTGCTTGAGCACAACTTCGGCGCCATCAACTGGTCGGCGGCCGGCACAGGGACGTTTCGAATCACGCTCCCCTTCAGCGTCACGGGCCATGTGATCGTCGGCCCCTGCACCCTGTTCGCGACGGCCGTGGTTGGCTATGTGAACGGGACGACGGTCACGCTGTACCCGATCAACTCCAACACGGCGCTCACCTGGGCGTCTGCTGTTGCTGGCGGGTCGCTCGCGATCTCCATCGTTGGATACACGTCATCGTAGGCCAGCCATGACAGAGCACCACGACTCCTGGCAAACGATTGCCATCAAGACGGCTACCGTCATCCTTGGCTGGTTTGGCTCATGGAAGCTTGGCGAGGTGCAGACGCTGGTTGGCATCGCGTCTGGCCTCATCGTCGCTGGCTATGCGGCCACGCAGTGGTATGTGCTCTGGAGAGACAAGATTAAAGGGCCGCCCAAATGAAGCTCATCTCCAACGTGGGCCAGGCCCACCGCATGTATGTGGTGCAAGTGCTGGCGCTCATCGCGGCCGTGCAGGGCATCTGGGCCGCGCTGCCGCCCGAGATCGTGGCGAAGTTGCCTGAACACCTCCTGAACCAGATCACCGCTGGGCTGGCTGTGGCCGGCGTGATCGCGCGCGTCATTAAGCAGTTTGCGCCGGAGTTCGAAGACACGCAGCCGATGAAGGACGACGAAAGATGAGACCCCTATTGATCCTCGCTGCCGTGCTCGCGCTGGCTGGGTGCCCCAGCTTCAAGCTCGGCGGCATGGTGTACTGCCCGCACGGCATGTCGTGCAACTTCCAGCAGATCTCTTCTGGAGCGCCGGCATGAAGCGCGCTGCCATTGCAATCGCCGCCGGTCTGGCGTGCGGTGTTTCCTACGCTGGCGTCTCCGGAGCCCCGGCCGGCTACGGACACGCCGGCCACATGCCGGAGATCGACACCGCCACGGTGCCGGAACGCGCAACGCCGCTGACCGCGCCGAAGTGGCGCGACGCCAACGCAGCGCTCTATGGCGAGCGGCCGGCTGCAGATGTACAGGGCGCGCTGCGGTTTACCTGCAAGTTCTCGCACACGGCCTGGGATGACCCGCTGGTCAAGCCGAACATTCCCGGCGGATCGCACGGCCACACCTTCGTCGGCAATGCAGGCGTCACGGCACACACGACGGCGGATGATCTTCGCGGCCCGGGCTCGACCTGTGCCGGCGGCAGCGTCAACCAGTCGGCCTACTGGATGCCGCTGATGGTGGACACGGCAAACGGCGCGGTCGTGAAGCCGAGCGGGGCGCTCATGTACTACAAGTGCGGATACGGCCTGACCTCGGCCGAGTGCTTGAACATCAAGGCGCCGCCCCCGGGCTTCTCGATGATCGCCGGCAACATGGCGAACACCGAACTGGCTGGCCCGTACGAGTTCAAGTGCAACGGCAACCTGCCTTCGTACAAGACCATCCCGGACTGCGCGGCCGGCTCCACCCTATGGATGATCGTCGCGTTCCCGCAGTGCGTCGCGGTGGATCCTGACGGCTACCCGTTACGCGACTCGGCCGACCACAAGTCGCACGTCACCAAGCCGTCGGGCGGCAAGTGCCCGGCGACCCACCCGTACGCCATCCCGGAGATCACCCAAGTCTTCCAGTACAAGGTGCTGGAGGCAGGCGAGGCGCTTCGCTGGCGCCTGTCGAGCGACCAGACTGGCGCACCGGCAGGGACCTCGGCACACGCCGACTACTGGAACGGCTGGGATCAGGCCGAGCTCGAGGCGGCCATCGCGGCATGCACGGCGGGCGGCTTCAACTGCCACACCAACCTCTTGCCGCCGCTGCCGGGCACGACGACCTGGCGCTACCTGCTGCACTGAGGCGCGGCCATGGACCTGAAACAGCACCTCGCCGCCCAGCTCAAGGTAGACGAGGGGCTGGTTCTGCACGCCTACAAGGACCATCTCGGCTACCTCACCATCGGCTACGGCCGTCTGATCGATGACCGCAGGGGTGGCGGGATCAGCGAGGAAGAGGCGCTGCACCTCCTGGGCAACGACATCGAGCGAACCCTGCACGACATCGCGAAGGCGCTGCCGTGGGTGCGCAGCCTGAACGAGGCCCGGCAGGGGGCCCTGCTCAACATGGCCTTCCAGATGGGAATCGGCGGGTTGCTCGGCTTCCAGCAGACGCTCGCCGCGATCCGTGATGAGCACTACGAACATGCGGCGCACCTGATGCTCCTGTCGAAGTGGGCGCAGCAGACGCCGAAGCGAGCCAGGAAGATGGCCCGCCAGATCGCAACAGGGGAATGGCAATGAGCGACTCGCCGCCAATCGTGGCAATCGTCTGGGAAGACGCACTAGTTCGTGACAGCCACCCGTGGACGGAGAACGCCGACCACACCTACAAGCCGCACCTCGTTCATCAGGTCGGCTTTCTTCTTAGCCACACGCAAGAAGGGATCATCCTGACGCAAGCGTGGCATCCGGAGTCCGTGGCCGCAAGGGACCAGATTCCTCTCGCAATGGTTCGGTCTATGACGGTGCTGCAGCCAGCGCCAGAGCCGAAACCGAAACGGAGGCGGTGATGGCCCACGACGCCAAGATAGTGACCCTCGACATCGAGACCTCCCCCATCTTGGCCTACGTATGGAGCCTCTGGAAGCAGACGGTCTCTGTCAACCAGATCCACACCGACTGGAGCATCCTGTCGTTCTCCTACAAGTGGCTGCACGAGAAGCAGGTTGTCCACCACAACACGGGGGGCCGAGGGGTCGGCAAGGTCCGCGACGACAAGGCCTTGATGAAGCTGCTGTGGGCCGTGCTGGACGAGGCACACATCGTCGTCGCTCAGAACGGTGTCGCCTTCGATGTGAAGAAGATCAACGCCCGCTTCATCGAGTACGACATGCCGCCACCGTCGCCGTACAAGGTGGTGGACACGAAGCTCGAGGCCCAACGCATCGCTCGGTTCACCAGCAACCGCCTAGCGTGGCTGTCCGACATCCTCACCGACACGCCGAAGTCGGACCACAAGAAGTTCCCCGGCTTCGAGCTATGGACGGAGTGCCTCGCCGACAACCCGGCGGCGTGGGCCGAGATGCGCAAGTACAACGACATCGACATCCGGGCCACCGAGAAGGTGTACCTGAAGCTGCGGCCATACATCGTAGGCCACCCCAACGTCGCGGCCTACGACGACGACGACACACGGCGCTGCCCGAAGTGCGGATCGCCAACCCTCCAGAGCCGTGGCGTAGCCCTCACCCAGAGCGGGCAGTACAAGCGCTACCGCTGTGGATCGTGCGGCGGCTGGTCGCGCGGCAGGTACACCGAGAACAGCCGCGACAAACGCCGTTCACTGCTGGCGAACTAGCCATGACCTGTAATCCCACCATACAAGCCGCAGCCGATCTCATGGCGTTGACAGAATCCACGCGCGGAGTCCCTGGCGCATGGCTGTCCGTCAACGGACTGTGGTGCTGGATCCCGGCTTCGGCTGACTACTGCGACATCGGCCTACTACGAGAGGCGCTGCACAGACACGAGTTGGACCGGCTTGGAGATGCTGCGCGGTATGACCGGCTTGCATCATGATGGATGTCATCGCCGTGCTCCTGGTCGTCGTCGGCTTTGCCATTGGCTGGTGCCTACGCGGCTGCCACGAAGACGAGAAGGCGGCACAGCGGATTGAGCGCATCAAGCCGCCGGCAGTGCGGCCGGCTAGCGCTCACCCCTCCAGCCCTCGATAGGTATCGTGTGCTGCCTGTCGCGCTCGTAGAAGTCAACGGTCTTGCG